AGCAATTACGGTATTCCAAACGGACACAATTGTATTCCACATTCGGGTCATTGTGCCCTGCAAGAAGGACCGCATTGCATTCCAGATCTGGATAAACATATTTCGGATGCTATCCCACGCTGCGCCCCAACGTCCGGTCAGGAGATTTAGAGCCGTGGTCCATATACCGACAATAATGTCCCATCCGATTTTCACGCTGGTACGGATTATCGCCCATGCCTGCTCGAAAACCAGCTTAATTACTGCCCAAGCTGTTTGCCAGATCGCTAGTACTACCGATGCGCCAATCTGGAATACTGTTTTGATAATCACCCAACCGGCTTGTAGTACAGTGGTGATAACTGTCCAAGCAGCCTGGAAGATAGCCTTTACAAGTGGCCAGATTGCGCCCCAGACTCCGAGAATGATAGTCTTTCCAGTCTGAAATATAATTGCAAGAGCGCCAATGAATCCTTGTGCGGCAAGTACAATACCATTCCAAATGGTTGTGGCAATTTCCTTTATCTTTATCCAGACGCCACTCCAAACGGCAATAACTGCTTCGCCGTTCTTTGCCCACCAGGCATCGAAATTGGTAGTGATGAAGCTCTTGATACCGTTGAAGATACCAATAACGAAATTATAACCGGCCCTGAAAGGCCCGGTAATTGTCGTCCAGAATGCGCTGAGAAATCCAGCTCCGGTTGAAGTAGCGCTCTTTAGCGTGTTCCAAACACTGTCCCAAATCGTTTCGATCTGGTGTCCAACGTCAATGAAGAATCCGCGAGCGGCGTCAAGACCGATAGATACCGCATGAGGTAGACCACCGATAAGCCAGGCAGTAACGCGAGTTAGAGAGCCCATCGCGCCCGCCACAAAGCCAGGGATTTTAAGCAGGAAAGCGAGAACGCTGCCCATGCCCTTAATCAAACCAGGGTGATCCGTAAAGGCCGAGGCCATACCGTTAATCCCGTTAGCAATTGCGTTAACAATGCCGGGAATCTGCGGGGCGAATCCCTTGAGGAATTCACCAAACGATGTAGCCAGCCCCTTAACTGCCGTTACTACAGCAGGCGACGCCATCGAAGTTGCGAGGATTGTACCGACCTGCTGGAATGGTCCAGAGATAGTCTTTTCCGCAGTAGCGAATACGGGAGTGAGAGCACTAAGAGTTGTGTTAGCTGTCTTAAAAATGGTGGACATCACGGGAGCGAAAGAAGCACCGATAGTTTGGAGACTTTTCTTAGCGTTAGTGGCCAGGTTCTTAAATGCTGCCTGAGCCGCTATAGTCTGCTTGCTCATAGGCGGGCCAAGATCAGCGACCTTGCCCTGAGCGGCAGTCTGCGCCGCACGGGCACTTGCCAACGCGGCCTGAGCCGACGCTAGCTGTGAAGTGGTGGCCTTTCCGCTTGTTTGCAATGCGTTAAGCTTTGCCTGATCGGCAATAACCCTGAGCGATGCCGCGTGCAGTAGGTTATTTGCCGCCGCTGCATCCCTTGGATTACTCTGACCAGCACCTAGCCCACCTGCAATTCCCAGACCTGCTAGACCTGTACCGAGAGCACCCAGCGCACCGCCAGCGATACCTGTACCGATGAACGGAGCGGCAACAGCCGCAGCGCCAGCGCCTACCGGGCTAGTCAAAGCCTCAATAGCACCAGCACTAGCACCAGAACCTACACCCGCGATACCCTGGAATGGGCCAGAGAATGCACCGCCACCACCGGAACCGCCACCACCGCCACCACGTAGAGCACGCGAAATAAAGTTACTGCTTTGATCAGTCCTAACCTTGACAGTAGCGGTAGCAGTTTTCCCGTTAACCTTATCCAGTGCTGCGTTAATGCGATAAATACCCAGCAGCGTGCTATCGAGTCCCTGTAGTTCAACGCCGGGACGAGCCATATATTTGTTAAGCTTGTCGAGACGAATGTCGATAGCCAGAAGCTTCGCCTTAGCCGCATTGTCGTTCGCGTCAACAGCGAATTCGGCACGCCTTTTGTTAAGCGCATCGACTTCGGCCTTGACCTTATCCATCGTGATATTGGCGGGCTTATCATCGGCATCAATGGGGATAGTAACAGGCTTAGATAGATCCTTCTTCTTAAGAGAGAGCTTATCCATAATGCCCGAGACGGACTTATCTCCCTGCATAAAGAAGCGGAGAACTACGTTTGCTTGTGTAGTCATGTTACTTCCCTGCTTCCCTTATCCCAGTTTATCTTTTGCCAGATCTTCGATCCATGCCGCCATCTGCTGTTCCATGTCAGACTGCGTATCGCGCCAAGCCCACGTCATATAAGGCCGCTTAGGCGTAGGTGCCCAGTGCCTTTCACCACCAGCCGTCTGACTCGGGTAGTTAAGCGGGTGACGAATGCCGCCCTGAAATGCGCGGGACTGCGGAGCAATAGCACTTTCCGTCTGCACGGATACCCTAGTGCCCTCGACCACTACGTGAGTAGCGCGGGGCATTCGGGTTGACCATACGCCAGAATAGCGGCGAGCAGCCCTAGCGGTAATCTCCGCACCGGCCTTAACATATTCTACTAGGGTTTTCATTTCTGCTTTTTAGCCTCTCGTCGCTGTGCGTCAACCTGATATGTCATCCCGAAGAAGACGTTAGCGGGCAGCTCCCAGATATCCAGAACATTAATTCCGAATAGGGACCAGATGTCGGCCGCGTAACTGAGAACCTGGGCCTCTAGCCCACCCTTTTTTAGAGGCCATTCACGATCTCTACTTTTGGGTCCTCATCCGCGTCTTCTTCTACGGCTGCCAGTTCCTTAAGCTCCTGCTCGGTAGCTTCCATTGTGAACTTAGTAAAGTCCAGATCTACATCGTCAAAGGGAATGCTAATCTTATCCCGCTTGTGCAGTACGTAGATCAAAGCCGCAAGAGCCTCGGGATCGCCCTCATCGCCAGCTTCGGCAAAGGCTTTCTGACCCATGCCGGTAAGCTTCTTAATCACTCTCAGCTCTTTAAGAGTCATAGACTCGAAAAGCCACTGATGATCAATGTCGCAATTCAGGCAATCCCTGATTGTTACTAGAGGCATAACCTCGTAGTCCTTTCTGGTTTACAGTGTCGTATCAGTGCTGACAATATGAATCTGAATGGGCGGGTTAGTGCCGTCGTCAGGATCATAAACCATGAATTCTCCCGAGACAGATACCAGGCCGGGACCTGAAACAACAGCAGGTGCCTTAGTAATCTTCACGGTCGGTAGATGGATTTCCAGCGTATAGGGAGTAGTGCCCTCAATAAAGGTGGGGCTAGTTGACTTAATGTGCATTCCGGTAGTAGTACCCGCCCGGAAAGCCGACTGGAATTCAGATTCGTTATACTCCGCGTCAAACGTTCCGGTAATACCCGTAAAGTCTACCTGGAATTGTTCCTTCTTAGTTCCCGCATTTCCCAATCCGAACCGATCGGTTGACAGCGTATTCTTACCCGCAAGGGAAAGCTTACTGACTACCGACGTTACCGCAGTAGCGCTCGCTACCGTGGTTTTACCCGCAGCAGTACTAAAGGTTCCGCCCAGTTCAAACAGAGATACGTGACCAAAGTTGAACAGCGGGTTATTCGTAAGATACGAAGCCGCCGAAAGAGCAGGAGTGGTTGCTTCATTCCATGCGTCAACCGACATAGAAAGCAGGGTGTTAGCATTATCCGCAAAGGTAATATCCCAGTCGGTAACCTTACAGCCATTGTAGTTAAACGGCTGGACAGTTCCCGAAATAGGTTCTGGCTTACCAAGCTGGACTGAGAAGGATTTACCGCGAAGACCACCGGGAGTGAAATATCCCTCAAAGGCAAGAGTGCCGGTAGGGACAACCGCGAGAGTCTGAGTAGAACCCAGAACATGCTGCATCCACCAAGACATACCCTTGAACATGAATGGCAGTTCCATCTTACCCGTTGCGGACCTTCGGGAAATAGCGACCTGGTTAACAGACTTGAAAGTCTTAGTCGCCCGGATTCCGGTACCTTCCAGATAGGTCGGTTCAAAAGCCAGTTCTGCGGTATCGAACGTGAAGAAGTGGTCGGGTGCAACAACTGTACCAACTGTAGTTTCAGTCTTAGTACCTAGCTGGGCATCAAGCCCTGATCCGGTCGCCATTATTCACCACTCTTTTCGTCATTCTTATTGGTACTTGTGTCGGCAGTGCTGGCCTTGGACTGAGCCTTAGCAGCACCATCAGCCCAGTTTTCTTCGGGCCATGAAAGGGAGTTAGCCAGGTCGTCGGGAACCGCGATTGAATCGCCAGTTTCGACGTAACCAAAATCTTCGCCGCCGAGAATGACCGAAACCGGACTCTGGTGGCCGATGTAACGCTTAAGCATTATGTAAATCCTTTACGATAGATTGGCGCGAACAGTAATAACAAATTGCATCTGTACCACCGCACCACCAGGTACATTCAATGATCGTGTATCGACAACATCCGAAACTAGGGCGTTCCAGGTATCGAGCGTGCCGGGATGAAAACCAATATTTGTAGCTACGTTATTAATAACGCTAACTGCCAAACCTCGCGCTGCTGCAATTGTGGTACTCTTTCCAACTGCCACACAATTGATGTTCATATCTTCTTCGCGAATTCTTCCGCCCAGACCCTTGTAAACCTGACTCATGTTTGCGGCATTAACCGGAGGGGCTTCCTCGCCAGTTTCCAAGGGCGATTCTGCCCCGATGGCTACAAACTGGAATTGATCCCTGTCAGGCATACTCGTCGGCGGCCCGTCAAATACCGGATAGCTTAGTGCTGCCGTAAGAGTCGCAACAATCCAGACAATTACATCATCGATAGCCGTAGAATGCGTTGAGGGCATTAGCGGAACCCCGGCCTTTCCTCACCCGACAACATCGCCATAGCGTGCGGCGGGATCTTATATGTATTAACCAGGATTTCCCAGTTAGCAGTAGCGTTTGGTCCGGGCTCAAGCTGGTCCGCACCATAAGGCCGCTGAGTCGCCCACATATCGTAGCAAATCTCAAGCGCGGCAAGCTGAATCTTCTGTGAAATCACCGCTCGCCCTGCCGTGAATGTAGCTTTCCACGGTCCGTAATAGAACGGCTGATAGGAAGCTAGCTCGACGGTGGCACTATCGGGGTAAACGACGAAATCGTTATTAGCCTGAGTCCACGTAGGCCCGTTCAATCGAACAGAACTAATCGAAGTAATAGACGTTTCACTAAGCAGCGGACCGTGAGGCAGCTTCAATAACATCGAAGTATATCCACCGGGAACCCTTTCGTTAGTAAAGGTTCTGATGACACAAACTCCCACCACTTCTTCAACCAGTTCCGTTACTGCCATCATCACCTGACGAAGCAGAGATTCCTTTTCGTTAGATGTACTAGAGCCGTAATTGATGAACGTCTTAACGTCATCGATACTTACGATAGACCTGAATGCTACAACGGGAACGTAGTCGGTCTTGGAGGTAGATGGTCCTGTCGAAACCCACTGAAATTTATACAGCCCTTCCAGCGCCAATGTGTAATCGACGTGGTAGTGACCTAGGCTGTCATGCGTAACGCTTGGCGTTGCAGTAGTTTGATTGGGCAAGGTAACGGTGAGCACAACCGTAGCATCGATATAGTTCCCGTTTACGTCCGTTAGAACAAATGTGGAAGTATAGGATTCTCCCATTTCGATCGCTGCCATTATGTCTCACCCGCTACCTTACTCGATGTCTTAGATTTACCGGACACAGCGCCCCTTGCCTTATCTGTTTCGGTCACGGTCGTATGGGATTTAGCACCGTGGGTTACAGTCGCGCCCTTTTCACCGCTGCCTGCAACAATGGCGTGGTAAGGGTGAATAACTCCTAGCGTGCCAGTTCCGAACGCTAGTGAAATCGCGGAGATTTGAGGCTTCTTAGCCCTCGAACTACCAGAGCCCAAGAATTGCTGAGATCCCGTAGCAAGCAACGTAGCCTTTTTGACGATAACGCCGCCAGCACCAGACCAGGATTCGCTACCCGTACCGTTAGGCGCAGGCTTCTTAGCTGTTACCGAACCAGTTCCGGCCAGCCCACCCGCGTTGCCTGTTCCGTTAGCAGCAGGCTTCTTAGCCCTGCTACTTCCAGTTGCAGTAAACTGCTCGACGCCTGTACCATTAGCGGCTGGCTTCTTAACAGAGGTAGAACCGCTACCAATAGCTCCCGCCAAACCTGTACCGCTTGCGCTAGGCTTTTTAACCGTCGCGCTGCCAGTAGCAGAGTTGCCCGGAATCGAGCCAGTGCCCGAAATCGCAGGCTTCTTCGCGTTAACGGCTGCGGTAGCCGTGTAGACTTCGACGCCAGCACCAGAAACACTAGTCTTTTTACAAGTAATCTGGCCGGTACCCGTCAATCCTGCGGGAGTGTTAGTCCCGGTACCGCTCGCAGCAGTTTTCTTGATAGAACTACTACCGTTTGCGGTGAAGGTTTCGACGCCGGTACCAGATGCAGCGGGCTTTTTGAGAGCCGAACTGCCAGAACCATAGAAGTTTGTACCTGTTCCAGAAGCGCTAGGCTTCTTAACGTTAGACGAACCTGTCGCCGTAAACGTTTCGACGCCAGTTCCAGATGCGGCAGGCTTCTTAACAGAAGAACTGCCAGTAGCCGAAATGCCTGGAATTGAACCAGTACCATTAGCCGCAGGCTTCTTAACGCTAGAACTTCCCGAACCGTTAAAGTTCGTTCCCGTTCCATTGGCCGCAGGCTTCTTGACGTTACTCGAACCAGTAGCAGTAAATGTCTCTGTACCAGATCCGCTAGCCGCAGGCTTCTTAACAGCACTACTGCCAGTAGCCCAGAAGTTAGTCCCAGTACCAGAAGCGCTAGGCTTCTTAGCACGCGGAGCACCCGTAGCTGTGAATACTTCTACGCCTGTTCCATTAGCCGCAGGCTTCTTAACGCTAGAACTACCAGAGCCCCAGAAGTTTGTTCCAGTTCCGGCTGCTGCTGGCTTCTTAACGTTCGATGAACCTGTTGCAGTAAATGTCTCGGTACCGCTACCAGATGCGGCAGGCTTCTTAAGTGAAGAACTTCCAGTAGCCCAGAAGTTTGTACCTGTTCCATTAGCTGCTGGCTTCTTAGCGCGAGGTGCGCCAGTAGCCAGGAATTGCTCAGTGCCGGTACCCGATGCAACCATTTTCTTAACAGTGCTGCTGCCCGAACCGTTAAAGTTCGTGCCTATTCCTGCCGCTGCTGGTTTCTTAGCGAGTGATGAACCTGTCGCTAGGAATTGCTCGGTACCACTACCAGAAGCGCTAGGCTTCTTGGCAGATGGTGCGCCCGTAGCGGAGAATTGCTCTGTACCAGAGCCATTAGCGCTAGGCTTCTTACACTGTACTGAACCAGATCCAGAAGCTCCTGATGCGGGCAGCGTTACAGTCGTATCCAGCTTTATCGGATAGGGACTTGACGTTGTATCCGTATACAAAATAGGCAATGCATCAGCGAGTCTATCTTGCGTCTGAGATATTGCGGGCACATGAGGCCACCTAGGATTAGATGAACCGCCACCCGCAACTAGAGTTGTGCTGCCACTCGCTGACGTAAACGGAGATACAAGCGTGGCATACTTAAGGTTGCCCGATGCAACAGCATCGGTCCAAAGTACCCAAACCTTGTTAGACACATCTACCGCAAGTGCGATATCTACGGGAGCTGTTGATGATCCGGCAGAATCTACGATAACGCGAGTTGCAAAACTCATCGTAGGCGGGGAACCAGCCGACCAGGTACCGTGCCAGTAAGTTACGCCGAACCAGGTAGGACCGCCCGAATTCTGGCAGGCCCTCGATACGTGAACATCGCCGGTATTCTCATTGATTACAATTTGAGGACCACCGAAGCCACCGGCATCCGAAAACTGATCGAAGACAGTCCTTCCGCCCCAGTTAGCCAGGGCCGGTGTGGACGAATCAGAAAGTGCGGCATAGTGCAACTGAGAATTAGCGCCGTAAACGACAACAGTTCCGCCCAGTGCAGTACTATGACGTGCAGCCACCTGGACAATAGTTGACCAAGTAGCCGATTCAGAGAACGTTGCTGTCGTAGCCCATCCGGTAGTAGCAGTCTTATCGGTAGTGTAAGAATAGGATATCCGGTCTGTGCCCGAAATCCCATCCCACCAGAACACGATAACATACGTACCATTATAGACGATAGTGCTCTGAATGGTGGCCGCGTTAGTGGTACCGGCAATTAGCGTTGCGGTATCCCATGTAAAAGTAGACCCGTTATACGTACCATGCCGTACATGCAAGGCAGGTCCCGCGCCACCGGATGCATCATCATAAGAACTGGAAATCCAGATATCAGATGAGGTTCCCGACGAGTTATCCGTCCAGATACTAATAGCGTCTTCGGCGGTCGTGATAAGGTTGGTAGTGACAGGTGCAGTTAGCGGATTAGTAACCTGCGCTATCTGCCCCGTCGTGCCATTCCAGTAACCGATAATCGCAGAACCATCGAATAGGTACGCGATCTTATCCGCAGAGGGACGCTGCAAAGCCTTAGCCGACGTACTTGTAGCCAGCGGACCGGGAATAGATCCCGAACCAGAAGCGCTAGGCTTCTTAACAGTCGCGCTGCCAGTGCCCGTAATAGGAACAACAACTAGTGTATTAGAATAACCAGCAGGTTGCTGGAATGGGGCACCAGGACCAAGCTTGCGCATCAATGGCGCGAATCGTACTGGCGGGAAACGGAGTGCCTGCCCCGGAGTCAACATAATGGCTTCGGTAACATCGACACCGAAGTCGTTTTGGTCCAGCGCTAGTACAGCCGTAGCCGTGCCGGGAGCCGTGACATTGACGCCCCAGCCTATGCCAAATGACCCGCCGTTTCCCCAGGTTTGCCCTGCGGACGTTGCAGTATTACTCAACGTTCCTGGCATGGTGATAGCTGTAGAGACGCCACCGTTACCGGATGGCTGTCCACCATAACCCCAGATAGTAGCATCCCCGGAACCGGCGACAGTCAGCGCGGGAGCGGTAAGAACCGTATTGCGGGTAGCATTGGTGAACTCAGCGCTGTTCGCTACCGACCCGACACCCAGAGAGCTGCGAATGACATAAACGAATCCGCCAGCCCAGGTTGTTGTACCAAAGGTAACTGTCCACTGGGATGGGTCGGTGGTAGCTGAGCCGGGAGTGCCCGCCGCGATCCGGTAACTCAGCAGGAAGTTGTCATTAGCCGACGCGGCACCGCTTGTATTCCGCAGCGTGGTGAAACTAGCCTGCGTGATGGTGCTGGCGAAAGCGGAAACGACCAGGATTATCAGGTCGCCGCCCTGCACCCCAGCCGGAAGGGCGGGTGTGTTACCAGTTAGGGCACTGTTGGCGATCTGCCCCGAATTAGATCCGACAAACGACCAGCTCATAGCTCACCGCCTTTCCAGTAAACGGCGGTTTATGCTGTCAATTCAACCCACACATCGGAAATGGTGACAGAGGGAGTACCCGTGACGCTGCTTAGCGTAACGCCAACATCAATCTGTTGCGGCTGCTGCGTCGGGAATGTACTTACCGTGCGCCCGGCAGCCGTAATGCCCAGCGGGTAAACAACTCCCGTAGCCGTCAAGCCCGTGTTCATAAACGAGAACACTTCGCCTGAGCCATGGATAATACCATTAGCCGAAACGCCTGTTGCCAGTGCTCGGAACGTGCCATTGTAAACAGCAGTAAAAGCCCAGGCGGTTGCAGATGCAGACACGGCCATACCTGTAGTAGCGCCAAGCAAAGTTTCAGAACCAATTGCGGCACCAAGTGCGCCGAAGTAAAAACCGATAGCACATGTAGGGGTTGCCGAAGTCGAGGTAATTTCTCCGTGACACCGGATACTAAGCCTAGCCCCTGGCTGATAAACAGAAGCAGGGATAACGGGGAAGTTACTTCCGATAAGCCCCGAAGTCAGGGCAGCGGCAGTTACCGCTGTACCAGCATTATATGCTTGCGGCTGAGCGGGAAACCTGTAAAGTACAGCCATGCCGTTCCTTTCTTAAAAATTATTCAGGCATTACAAGCGTGAAGCTGGAAAGCGTGATGTTAGCACCAGAGCTGAATGCAACGGAGTTGAAGTTAATGTCTGCGCCAGAGGTTCCGACCGAACCGGCCGCGAGTAGCACCGCACCAGAACTGACAAGGCCAAATGTGGCAGCAGTTCCCGACGCTAGCGCCGTAACGGTCGAGGCTGAAAAGCTTGCGGTAACCGTCCAGATCTTAGAAGGAAAAGATCCCGTCAGTGAGCCAGTACCCGCCGAACCAAAGGCGGTAGCGCTGAATGTAAACTCCGCTAGCTTAGTTCCTGAGAATGCTACATCTGGGTCCTTACCACTCGACACCTGGGCATCCGTCCAAATCTGTAGCTTGCCAGCATTGAACATTGCCTTTAGCGCATCGTTCTGTGTAATCACCGCACCAGCAGCAGCGGTATTAAAGTATGTCGTCATTTAAATTATTCCTTTTCTGCCATAGTTGCGGAAACAGACGGAAGTGTAATGCTGCCAGAACCGACGATATCCATAATAGGCTGTTCCTTGTATTCATGCGGCAGCGGGCGCTTACGTGCCTTTCGCTGATCTTCGCGCTTAGGCGTAGGCTTACCCTTCGGCGGTGTCGTTGCTGCCATTACTTGTCCGCGCTCTTAGCGGCTGGCTTAGCGGCTGGCTTAGGAGCGGCCTTGCTAGCTGCGGGCCTAGCAGGACGCTTAGCCGGTTCGTCGGGCTTAGATTCGGTAGTCTGCTGCTTGGGTACTGAGCGCCCCTTGGGAGCCGCTGTAGCTTCGTCTGCGGCGTCAGGATCGAATCCTAGACTACGGAGCACCACGGCAAGTTCTGCCCTCTTAGCGGGCTCCTGAGTGGCTGCGAGCTTGCGCCGTAGCGGCGCGATACGTGGGTCTTCGTTTGCCATGTTCTTATCCTAGCTTGAGTAGATCGGCTGTATTAGTAACGTTCGTGTTCAGGGAGTAAGTGACCTTGATGTATCGGTAACGCTGACCGACAGGAATCACCTTAACTGCCGTAGTTGCAGTAGTGATTACAAACGGAGCCGCTGTAACGGTGCCCAGTGATCCGATATCCGCATAGTTAAGCGGGGCGAAAGACGAGTTATCTACCGAACCGTTAATGGTATAGGTACAAGTTGGAGTAGCACCGATTGTTGTCGTAACTCGCACAAGAACAGGCAGGCTCTTTACTTCCGCGACGCCAGAATCCCAAGTATTGGTCGTGTCTGCGTTAGTTGCCTGACCAGTTCCCAGTACAAATGCAGTAGGGAACCCAGTAAGCGTCGGAGTAATGGCGTTCAAATTAAGGAACTGCACAATCTCGGTAAACTTGCCGGGATTGTTCACAAGTGGAGTGCCGTAAAGTGACATTTCCAGCCACTTTTCGTAAAGGTTGTCAGTGTAAGCGGTCATCTAGTGTCCTTTCAAGATATCATTTCTTTGTTAATTTCATCAATACCAGGGAATCGAGGATACGCCCTAGCATGAATTTCCCTGAGCCGGGCGTCGGTATCTTGAAGGAAATCCCAGTCTTTCCGCCATTCCTGCCACCATGCAAGATCGTAAGTATGGTGGTGCTTAATAACCCCGTGAGTGTGGGGAAAGTCTACGCCGTGCGCTTCAAAGGCTCGTACCATTCGCACGTCTAGCTGATTCCAGCAGCCCTTATTGGCACAGTGACGACAAGGTTGCCACGGTACATCTTCGCAGATGAATTCCTTGGGCTTAACCACCTGCTGCAACTTCACGGAAAACTTTGCGCACGAAAGACCGTGATAAACTAGCTTCCGGTAAGGCGACGGCAAAGTCTTACAACCGAAAGTACACCACGGTTCGTCACAATCGAGAAACGAAGGAATCACCTCTGCGGTAATTTCCTTATCGCCCTCGATATTTACGAGAGTTTCTTCGCCGGTCCAGTGCGCGGTGATAACTTCACCGTAACCATACAATCCTTTTGTTTCGATGAATTCACAATCGGGTGCGAACTTATCGATTGCTTCCACAGTCTTCGGGTGAGGTTCGCTGGAATAGCAGCAAATAATTTTCATTGAATTATCCCTGGTTTTGAAGTGCCCTGAGTTGACACATAACATCTAGGTTGGTCGGATTAGTCCAGTCAGCTTTAAGCAAGCCGAATCCTTCTCTGGCCCCTTCTGCTTCTTTAAGGACGTTAGTTGTTGGCTGATGCCCGACATGAGCTGTTCCGTCAAGAAGCCACCAGCACACGTCTAGGTCACGCTCGCGGGCATATGTAAAGAAGTGCCCCACCCACGTATCACCCAGACCCAGAGGATTAACGATATCAATGCCGAACTCACCAATCCATACCGGAGCGATATTATCCCTAACGAGATATCCGCCGTTAGCATCCATTGCGGCCTTGTAATCGTCGTAGGTCATGCCGCCAGTATGAAACCAGGCGTAGTCATGCATCGAGTAAACTGTCTTGTTCGCTGACATAACAGGCTGAGACGCCGCGTTTTTAAGATTCGTAGCATAACTCAGACCTTCGCAGAAAAGAAGTGAGGTTGGGTCAACACTATGGATCATTAGGCCAGCTTTTTCGTAGGCTAGGCGGAAATCAGTTTTAGAATTCTGGTCACCCCACGTTGGCTCATATGTCACACCGGCCGTAGTTGTATTGCGAGGCTCATTCTTTAGATCGTATCCAATGACCAGCGGATTACCCTTAAAGGTCATTGCCATTTTAACCCAGCCATTGTAAAACTTTGACGCGGGCCAGTTGCTATTCCACCACAAACCGTTACCGTCAATATCAGCGCAACATACGCCGGGAAAGAGCAGACTACAATTGGGGATAACCATGATGCCATGATTCGTCAGAGACTTAACACAAGCCTGATATACCTGGAAAGGATTAGCACCGCTAAGATCAGGATTAGCCTTAATAAATGTATCGTCTACTGGAGTAGACACGTCGAACATCTTAAGGGCGAAAGTAAGACGGATAGAGTTAAGCCCATATGATGCAATTGTATCGGCTAGCTGGTCACGGTGCCGAAGGTGAAGACCGCCCGGAACCATTACATCATTATGAGCATTCCAGTTCGCGCCAATAAGCTTTACGCGCTGACCAGCAGAATCAACAATGTACCGGCCACTGACAGAAAGCGGGGTCTTAACCATAATCCTCCAATTATCATTTCTTTGAGCCACACGGAAATGCTGGGATTTCTCCCAGCACAACCGAATGATTCCAAGAACCAAAATACAACTTAGAATCCCGCAGGCGCAGCAAGTGCAGCACCGTTGATCTTCTGAATTGCCAGGCCGTAGCGCTGGTAGGTATATGCAAAGTAGCCATAAACCACAAGCAACACGCCAAGGGACGCTGCTGCGGGCTGTTCGGCCCTAATGTAAACGGGGTTACCGGCATCTTCCCAAAGGTGACATTCCTGCTGCGGAACCACGAAAATGTGGTCCTGGGTACCACCCGTAGGGGCACCAGCCAGTCCAACAGTAGTCACGTTAGCGTCGGTTACAACCTGCATACCGTTAGGCATAACACCGCTAGAGCCCTGATTGTACGGGGCCGCGGAGTTAGCACCAGCAGCCTTAGCGTCGGGGGCGACGCCCGGCTGAGTAAACGCAGGCCAGGTGCTAGTCAGAAGCGACTGGAGCCAGAACCACCGGCGAGGGTGCATAATGACGTGAGTCGGATGGGCCAGCCCACGGGTCGCAGTATCACTCTGCGATGCCGCACCCATAATCGCGGGATACAGCGTAGGCAGGTCAGCAGTGGTAATCGCTGTAGTAGCGTTACCTACTGCGTCAAGACCCGTAGTAGCCTGGTTCAGCAGAGTGCTGTCAAGGCTAGTTGCGTACTGACGGAAAAGGTCCTGCATTACAACGTCTTCGATACCAGTTCCACGCTCAATTGCCTGACGTGAAATAGTCTGCTGGCCAGCAGCAGTCTGCACGTTAAAGGTCAGCAGAGTGTCGTCCATAGGCGTTGCCTGGACGGCGTTAGATTCTGATGCCTGTAGTGCGGTACCCGAAGCGGTCGTAATACGCGAGATATTCAGCGACATACCCGAAGCAGGCAGAGGGTGCTGATTACACATGTCCGCGAATGGACGCAGGTTGGCTACTGCCGGTGCAACCATATCGATAAGGTACTGGGGAACAACCAGACCGGAGAAAGCCGAAGTTCCGACTTCACCGACACGCAGTTCCATACCCGCACTGGCGCGGTTAATCTGTTCCTCGCGCATGTGCTGCTGTAGACGACCAGCGGCGCGAACGTCGTTAGTCGTGTACTGGCGTACAACGTCGTTCAGGAACATCTTACCAGTCGGGTCATTGCCCTTGTGATAAGTGGTTTCCTCATGGCCGACGCTAACGCTAGCACGCTGGGTAGTAGCGTCACGCTGCGGGAGTCCCGCTGGCGTAGTAGCCTTAAGCAGGTCATCATCGGTACGAGACTCATCGGCCTGTACCTGACGTGCCTTAGCCAGCTTACGCCCAATGGACGCCTGGTCAACGCGAGAATTCTGCACAGTATCCTTGAGCGAGTCAAAGCGTGCATCTTCCTCGGGAGACAGGTCGGTGCGCATTTCCTGCTGAGTGGTAGCTAGAATAAGCTCCATCTCCTTGCGGGCGCGCATTTCCCGCTGCTGAGCCGCTTCCAGCTCAATTTCCATGGAAGCGACAAGTTCCTTAATATTCATAAGAGCGAATACCTTTCATGGTTAGACATTAAACCTAAATAAGCAGGTTGCTTATTAAGGGATTGAACGCGCATTCGCTCTGATTTGCGTGTATGTCGTCCAGAATGCCGGTATGATCTGTACCGGCCAACGGTCTGAGTGCCGTTTAAAACAAGCGGTCTGATTGCCACTTCAAAATTAGTCAATCTCGGCGGATCGGTCAAGCTGGTCGAGCTGCCTGCGGTAATCTTTGTTAATCGACTTAAGCTCGCGCATAGCTGCGGCTGCCGAACGGGTGTGAGTAGGCTCGGGAGCCGACGCCAGTTCTTCTTCTGCATCGTCAAGAACGCGCTGGGCATCTGAATGTGCCTGAGCTACGTTTGCGTACAGTTCTGCATTGCGCCTGATCACTGTTTCGGCCGCATCCCTAATCTCGGGGACTAGCGTCACGGAATCTCCGCGCCTATGCAGTCGGTTAAAAGCCTCACGCACGACAACTTCGGGCATGTGCTCAAGATCCTCAAGCCAGTCAGCAGCGCGAGCTGCAATGCTGGTAAACGGATTAGCCCCGAAGTTAACTGCCGAGACATCGCCGCGATTAATGTTAAGTTGCTTAAGGGTAAGCTGCGTGTAATCGTCATCCCAGACGTGATCCTCAATGCGGAATGCAAACGACATTTCATCGACAATCCCGTCATCAATGGCGGATGCCAGATCCTTAACGTCCTGCCTCTCGGCATTCAGCCAGCTTTGGATATGCATACCTGTAGTATCGCTGCGAAGGACCAGAGTCGGATTACCATTACGGGACCTCGACCGCGCCATTGCGACGCCCAGGTGATTCACCAAGAATGCTACATCGGGAGTCTGTGCGAGAGAACGGTCTAGGGAATGCTGGTCAACCACTTCCATATACGGACCGGCCATATCCCACATTTCGTAACCGCGATTGTAAATGGTGGCGTATCCTTCAACCTCATAAACCGATCGGCCATCCTGCTTAGTGTACTTGCCTCGAAGCTCAGACGGGAATCCCCTGCGGCGCATTTCTCCACCGGGAACATCCCGGTAATGCTCTAGCCGGAAGTTACGCATTTCGTCAAGAGTTGACATGCGATTCTTTTCCGCAGCCTGCACCTTTGTCAGAAGACCGTCCAGCTTTGTCTGAGCGTCAGCCTTGTTTGTGAGTCCGTCAGTCTGAGAAAGCCTAGACAGCGCGGCCTTTACGCCAGCGGCATTAGGTGGGCTCGACGGGGAGTAGCGGTAAGGCAAAGCATGGGCTGCCTGAGTCTTCGGGTCGCCCGCTTTCTTGCCCGCGCAAATACCGTCGTAAAATGCTGCGGGATCGTCTGAGCTTGCGCCTGCCGCCCACGCCTTATTAGCGTCCCACGTACTGAAATCAATAGTAGCCATTTAGAATTTTCCTTTCACCGTGGCTCATTATGGAGTGGAGCCGCTAGGCGGTGGGTTATTAGCTCCACCTTCGATTTGAGTGTCGATTGCAGGGTTGACGTTGGGGTCGCCGGGATCTCCGGGCAATATGGCCGAAGCCTTACCGTGGACAAGTCCTGCCTTAAAGTATTCTTCGTAGTCGTCATCACTTGCCGGATCGCGGCCGAATACGGCGCGTGCCTCGGTAACTGTGATTGCACGACAATCGATCTGGGTCTTAACCCATTCAGCCCTAGTAACCGGGTCCATTCGCATAAGATAGTCAGTGTCAAACTCAAAGAACCTCGGGCGCGGAAGAATGTCAGTTAGCTTTGCTTCACGCCGGGTAATTGTCGGTCCCAGGTGCATGACCAGGAATTGCAGGTTACGCTGAATGATGTTGGAATAGGTGATGTGCGAACCGCCCGAGATAATAGCGTCGATCATATCCGCAGGTACGTTAAAGAACCTGGCAACGTCAACGCTGTTAAGCTTTGCGCCCTCGATCCAGTCATTAGATGCACCTTGCGCAGACAGCAACGTGTATTCCCAGTCATTGCCGTGAATGAAAGGTTCATCCATAGCCTGCGATGCACGCCACGATTCTGCGACGATTGCCGCTTCCTTGTCGTTGATCTTTTTCTGGGTATTCTGCAAGCTGGCGCGGGGTCCTTGACCAGACGTAAAGAACTCAGTCGCAAATTCCTGAATGGAATTGTACTGCCCTAGTGTGTAAGCCGCGTATGTAACGGGGCTCAAGCCCACGGGCAGGCCCGCGACGGTGTACTGCTTTTCATGCCAGATAAACTTAGGGTCGAACTCAGTGCCGTTAATCCGGTAACTGGTGATATTCATACCCTTAGCACTAATGACTACCGACGAACTTGGCACTAGCTCAATAACGGCCGGTGTCCTAGTTCGCTCGTCCCACTGGTTAATGATGCCGATAGCGTTACCTGTTCGGTCCAGCTCCACCTGGCTCGAATAAAGGAAATGGATAAAATCAATTCCGCTCATCATCGGAGTAGGTGCAGCATCGATCTTGTAAGGAACCTTAGTATCAGGCAAATTCAGCTCGCTGTAAACTCGCCAAGGCAACGTCGAAATCAGGTCGGCCCTGATTCGGATCGCAGCCCATACTGCGGAGTTACGCATTGCGGTATCGAGATTAACGGGGGCGCTACCGCTAGCGCCGTTATTGTAAACCCTGCGAGGAATTAGATCTGACGACTGAGAAATTCCCCACAGCGGGGTATTACTTACACCAGTTCCAAGCGAACCCCGTTCTTCTTTACTTCGGAAAACTAGTCCCATTTCATCGCCTCATATCAATAGCAGCCAGAATGATAAACAGTCCCCACAAGATACCGCCAGCGGGACGGTAAATAGCTGCTACACTCAGGGAGACAATTGCAGCGCCAACGGTTACCAGTACTGCGGCACCGTTAAACCTACGGGCGAAAAACACCTTAACGGCACCACCGCCTCTTGCGCCTACGGCGCGAACGTTTCTACTGATGAGAACACTTGCACGGGTAAGAAACCTCTGAGTGTTCTTTCGGGCTTTAGATAGTGATGCCCTTTTCGGCCAAGGCTTCCAGGTCATCTGCATCTATAATCCCTCTTTCGTAAAGACGGCGGATATCTTCCAGACCGTAATGTCCTGATCGGTACATTTGAACGACCCGCTTAAGGTCGAAGTAAACTGAATCAGCGGCGTCGTAGTCGCCTTCATCACCAAATTCCATAAAGCCCCAATACGCGAACGCTGCGGCCATCAGCGGAGCTTGTTCCGAACCGGCGTTAACACGATCGAACGCCCTCGACTCGCTAAGCTTCCGCCAGTCCGCACCCGCGATAGCGGTGCGCCAGCTAGCCTGACCATAATGCCTCAAGGTATCATCCCTGAATGCATCATACAGCAGCCCGGAAGCGTGCGCGACTTGTGAAGCCTGCAACGTTTCTACGGGAATCCCGGCCTTTTCCATATCGGTGATTAGCGAACCTGCTGCGGCCCTCTTATCGATGATCCACTTGATAGGCTTCCACCTTTCGTGGATCTCCTTAATTCGAGCAAGCAGCCAACCCGTACCCGACCTGAATTCGATGATCTGAATTCCAGTTCGATTATCAGAACCTCGGAATCCCGCGACAGAAATAGCGGCACAACTGCGGTCAAGCGCAATGTCAACGGCGAACACGGGGCGCTGTACGCGCTCTGGTTCGGCCCTCTTATCCTTTGTGAGCTTCCACCATTTCTCAGGGATAACTGCCCAGCCCTCGGAATCAGCAGGCCACTGTCCGACGCCTAGACGTTCGCGCCACCATTCAGGTTCATCGCCCTCGAACGCATCGCGTTCCTTTTCGATAAAGCGCTTAGTGATGCGAATGCCGTAACCTGGGTTGGCTCGGGCTACTGCTTCCTCACTGTCAGGATCATCATGCTTATCGCAATCAAATTCACAGTATTCGTCGCATATGTCAGCGGAATACTCAATATACAGCAGGCTATCGCTGGTGCCTGCAAGCCCTCGACGCCTGACCTTAGCGGCCTGCGTAGAAGTTTTAAGACCGGCTGAGCCAGCGTAAAATACTTGGGGGTTTGGTCGTGCTGAAAGGGAAGGGAGCGAAGCTCCGATTTTCCCCGCATCAAGAATCATGTCTTCGTCGTAGGCGATAAAGTCTCCGGTGAATCCTCGACCGGAACCGGCGCTACGTGCAATAAAGATGAGTCGCTTTCGTGCATCTTCTAGGACATGCTTGCCACCGGAACCAATGATAATGGTGGGCTTTGGTTTTGTTTCGATGAACTCGCGCCCATAGGCTGACGAGTGACGACCGATCTGCATATACAAATCGTGGTTGTTTTCGATCAAGCGCCACACTCGCTGATAGTGTTCGCTAGCAGTTTTGTGTTCGTGCGCGGTATGAATGAGCAGGCGGTCGGACTTAATGCAGAATAGGCCGAACAATTCCCTAGCTTCGTAGATCGAGCCTTTACCATTCTGCCTTGGTACGGTAAGCTTAACTTCAAACGCAGACCACAGCCCATCGGCATCCCTGGCCAGCGCATGTTTCAGTGAATATCGCTGCCAGTCATCGAGATCTAGGCCGTGCTGCTTTGCATAATCAACAGCGTCGTTGCCTGCATCCAAATTGTGGTGCTTCGGGATATGGTAAAGGCGGGGGCGCTGGTCGCCAATTAGCGCCATAGTTTTCCCTACTTAAGATCGTACTCCCTGGTTGAATTACACAGGTCGTGGGCTGGTTTAAGATTATCGTAAGCATGAGTGCCGCCTAGGAATATCGGTATAACGTGGTCGGCGGTGATATCGCCCTTGTATCGGAAAGGTTTCAGGCAGAGCCAGCAAGGGAGCTGGTGACGCCAAGCGTGATAAACCATCTTCTTCTTGTTACGCTGATATTCCGGGCTCTTATAGTGCCCGTTCGGCATATCAATATTTGTTCTCTAGCGACTCTTTATCGGTTGCCTTAGCTCGTGGCATTGCCTCGACCTTTTCTAGTGTTAGGCGAAGCTCGCGGTTGACGCTCGCTACTGCCACTTTGTCATCCTTGCCGTACTTAGCGTCACCGCTCATCTTGAAAGTAGCATTAGTTCCGTCGAGAACCTGCGCCAGATTGATCGCCATGACTTCCCATGCGCCGGTAGGTTCGAGAATGCCCCACTCGGTCAGCGTAGTCCTGACAGCTTGTTCGACTTGTCCGGGGTCCATCACTGCCCGCCCTTCTGCACATAGCCGCGAACGAATTCTTCTGCGTTTTCTTCGAGCACTCCGTCAATCTCGTCAAGCAGCGCGTCAATAGCATCGAATTCCTTGGGAGCTGGAATCGAAGTATCCTCGGTATCCTCGGTATTCTTGGGAGTTGGCTTATTCTTTTGCTCTTTCATTTGGCAGCTACTTTCTCCTGAATGTCGTGGATCGGATAACCCCTGTCGAGGAAGTTTGTCGAGTACTCTCGGAAGTGGTGAGCGCAGAAATACAGGTCGCCGCCCGGAACCTCGATCTGGTACTTTGCGTGAGAGATAGGCTTGCCATCTACCTGCGAATATCCGCACTTGTCACAAGCTCGCCAAACCCTTTTTACGACCACGGATACGACTTCTTTGACCTTCTTTGTCGCAGGTGTCATAATGCCCATAGACTGATGAGGCTGTGGGCGGGGGCGGTCATCATCGCTGCTGAGTCTGCCCATGCCGATCAGCCTCCTAATGAGTTTGTACGGGTTCCAGATCATTGTTACGACATCTCTGCGTGTAATTCCACGCCATTATTTAATGGCTTAATTGGGTCCAATCATGTGATGGGAAAAGGCTCTAATCACTTCGGGTTTGTTCGAGTAGATGATAGGGTTCGCAGCGCTCTGACCTGCGGTTTTGTGTGTGTGAGGGGGTCTGGTGTTCGACTTAAGCCTGTGACCTGCGGAAACTCGAGAAATTCAAGGTCTATAGAAAATGAAATGGGGAC